GATGAAGTTACTGAATCAATTGATGATGTTCAAGGCGTACATCCTTCTAACGCATCTCGTGATTTAACTTTATACGAAGTTCATACGTCTTTGGATTTAGAAGGTTTTGAAGATGTTGGTATGGATCAAGAACAAACAGGATTGAAACTTCCTTACATTGTAACAATCCTTGAAGATAACAATGAGATACTAAGCATTAGACGTAATTATGATGAAATAGAACCTATGAAACGTCAGAAGCAATATTTCGTTCATTATAAGTTTTTACCGGGCCTTGGCTTTTATGGCCTTGGCTTAACACATATGATTGGCGGCCTAGCTCAAGCTTCTACTTCTATTCTTCGTCAGCTTATTGACGCTGGTACATTAGCTAACTTACCAGCAGGTTTTAAAGCGCGTGGCGCTCGTATTAGAAACGATGACGAGCCGTTGCAGCCAGGAGAGTTTAGAGACATTGATGTAGTGGGTGGAGACCTTCGTGGTTCTCTTATGCCATTGCCGTTTAAGGAGCCGTCAGGCACTCTTTACAATCTTCTAGGTACTCTTGTTGATGCTGGCCGTAGATTTGCTTCTATGGCTGATTTAAAAATTGGTGAGATGGGTGGAGAAACACCTGTTGGCACAACTATGGCTATTATGGAACGCGGAACAAAAGTTATGTCTGCAATTCATAAAAGATTGCATTACTCACAAAAGATTGAATTTAAATTACTAGCTAGAATATTTGGTGAAGGCTTGCAGCCTTATCCTTATGCACCATCTATGGAAGTAGGCCCAGAAATTAAAGCAGAAGACTTTGATAGACGTGTAGATGTTTTACCAGCTAGTGATCCTAATATATTCTCTATGTCACAAAGAATTGCGTTGGCTCAAAGTGAATTGCAGTTGGTTCAGTCTAATCCAGAAATACACGGTGGACCACAAGGTTTATATCAAGCGTATAGAAAAATGTATGAAGCTTTAGGCGTTACAAATATTGAGGCAATACTACCACCTCCGCCTCCCCCACCACCACCTATTAACGCTGCAAAAGAAAACCAGAACGCTCTTATGGGACAGCCACTTCAAGCTTTTCCTGAGCAAGACCATCAGGCACATATAGAAACACACTTAGCGGTTATGTCCACTTCTGCGGTGCAGATGAATCAAAATGCAATTATAACTCTGCAAGGGCATATACAAGAACACATTGGCCTTATGTCAGAGGCGCAAGCTCAAACACAGGTTATGCAAGGAATTCCACCTGAGATACAGCAAGATCCGCAGCAAATGGAAATGATGATGCAGCAAATCAAACCACAAATTGATAAGATTGCAGCACAAATCATTGCAGATACTACAGAGCAGTTGGCTCAAGCTGTAACACCACCACCGCAAGAAGATCCTCTTGTAGCAATTAGACAGCAAGAATTGCAAATAAAAGCAAATGATTTACAACGTAAAGAGGCCGAGTTTGAAGCAAGGCAAGAACTAGAAAAAGAAAAAGAACGCAATGATACTCTTATTGCCCAACAGCGCATTGATGTTTCAGAAGAGGCGTTGAAGGATAAAACTAGAATTGCAGAAGATCGTATTCAAACTCAAAGAGACATTGCTGAATTTAAATCTACACAAAAAGGAATGAATTAATGGGTTCTGTAAGAGATAAAATTATTGCACAAATAAGAGCAGCAAAAAGAGGTGTTGAAAATGCCGTTGAAAAAGGGGTCGAGTCAGCAAACGATACAATCCAACGTGTCAAAGTTAATGTCGGAGGGTTATCCTCAGAAGCAAGCAGTAGCGATAGCGTTGAGCCAAAGCAAGAAGTCAAAAAAGAAGACACCAAGCCCAAAGCGAAAAAAAGTATTAAAAAAAGCACAGGGCGGAGCAATAAAAAAGTTTAGCCCAATATCAAGACCCCAGAGATTTCAACGTAATTTGTAATTTCGTGGTAATATGACTTGTATTTCCCTAAAGTTCCTATATTTTGTTTTTAGGAGGTACTATGGAGGCTATAAGTTTAGCAGACTATCTACTAAAAAGTATTCGTGAGCGCGATGGTAGATTGAAAGATAAGCTTGCGGACAATTCGATTAAATCTTTTGAAGAATATCGGTACGTTGTGGGCGAAGTACGCGGAATGGCCTACGTTGAAGACGAAATTAAAACCGCGATGAAAGGTATAGAACTTGACGATGACTACTAAAAAATTATTCGTCCCGGAACACGTTGCAAGAGCAGCGGTAAAAGACAAAGGACTTTCTTCAGAACTACCAAAGGCTTTAGAAACAGCATTTGGTAAAAAAAAAGAAGAAGAAGAAAACAAAAATGAAAATGATCCCTCTAGCTTAGAACCATCAGCCCTGGAAAGACTTCCACAGCCTACTGGTTATAGAATTCTGATCATTCCTTACTATCCTAGCGAAAAAACAAAAGGTGGAATTATCGTTCCCGACTCTATTAGGGAAAAAGAAAGTTTCGCAACAGTATCTGCTTATGTTGTTAAATTAGGACCTGACGCTTACAAAGACTCCCAAAAGTTCCCAAGTGGGGACTGGTGTTCTGAAAAGTCATGGGTTCTTATAGGAAGATATAGTGGAAATAGGTTCAAAGTGGACGGACTTGAGGTTCGTATCATAAATGACGATAATATTATTGCAACAATACTTGACCCTACAGACATTTCGTATGTATAAAGAACAGGAGAACAGGAAAAATGATTATGAATGAAGATGTTCGTGAAGACGAAATCGAAGAAGATGGATCTTCTATTGTTGAAATAGAAGAAGAAACAAGCTCAGATGAGATTGAAGTATCTTCTACAGAAAAAAAAGAAACCCGAACAAATGTTCGTGAAAATTCTAAATCTTCAGAAGGAGATGAGGAACTATCTTCTTTTAGTGATGGCGTTCAACGCCGAATAAATCAATTAACAGCTAAGCGTAAGCAAGCTTCAGAAGAAGCTCAGGCTGCTTATCAATACGCCCAACAAAAGAAGCAGAAAATCAAAAGTTAAAACAAAGGTTGGGGCAGTTAGATAAAGGCTATATGAGCGAGTACGAAGGTCGTATTGTTTCTCAAGAAACCCAAGTAAAACGTGCTTATGCAGACGCGCATGAGTCTGGGGACGTTGAGAAAATGGCAGAAGCTCAATCTGCTATTTCTCAGATAGCGATTGAAAAAGAAAGATTGAGAATTCAAAAAGCGCGTGCTGCTACAAATCAGCAAGCGGCTCAAGTCCAACAGCAGCAACGACAGGCTCAAGCACAACAACCTCAACAGGCACCTGCAAATCAAGCGCAAGAAGATCCAAAGCTTAAGCAATGGTTGTCTAAAAATGAATGGTTTGGAAAAGATCGTGTTTTGACTCGTGCTGCTCAAGCAATACATGAACAATTAGTTTTAGAAGAAGCATTTGATCCGTCAAGCCAAGAATATTATTCTGAGATTGACAAAAGATTGCGTGTTGAAATTCCAAATAAATTTACAAAGGATGATAAGAAGAACGCTCAAGTTATCACTCCTTCGTCTGGAAACGGACGGTCATTAAAAAGTGGGCGGAAAAAATCGGTTGAATTAACACCGGGGCAAGTTTCATTTGCCAAGAAGATGAGAATTCCTCTTGAAACATATGCAAAAGAAGTAGCTAAATTAGAAAATCGGAGAGATTAAATGGTAGACAGGACATCACGCGAAACAACAACGCGGGAGAGCGTAGAACGCCCTCAAACATGGCGACCAGGTTCAGCATTAGAAGCTCCGGAACCTCCTATTGGATTTAAACATAGGTGGATACGCGAATCCGTAATGGAATTCGACGATAAAACTAACGTTCATAAAAAACGGCAAGAAGGATGGGAACTCGTTCGCGCAGAGGAATACCCAGATTATGTAGGGCCAACAGTAGATGAGGGAAGAAACGCTGGCATTATTGGTGTCGGTGGTCTTGTTCTCGCTCGTATCCCCGTCGAATTGGCAGAGCAGCGGAATAGACATTATCAAGGTGTCTCACAAAATCAAATGGACGCAGTAGATCGTGATTGGATGCGTGAAAACAATCCAGCCATGCCTAAACTAAATCCACAACGTAAATCCTCTGTAAGCTTCGGCTCAGTCCGAAATACAGCAAAGAACTCTGAAGGAGAGTAAAAATGGCAAATCAAGACGCTGCCTTTGGTTTACGTCCAATTGGTCGAATAGGGGGAACCCCGTTCACTGGAGGACAAAACCGATACAGAATCGCCAATAACTATGATACATCTATTTTTCAAGGTGACATGGTTGCACAAGTCACTGGAGGCGGTGTAGAAATACATGCTGACGGTGGAACTATACCTATTGTTGGTGTTTTTAACGGTTGCACTTACACAGATCCTACATCTGGTAAGGTAACATTTAGTAACTTTTACCCATCAAGCACTGCTGCTGCTGATATTATTGCTTTTATCATTGATGACCCTATGGTTGTTTTTGAAATTCAAGCAGATGCAGCATTTCCAATTGCAGATTTGTTGGGTAATTTTGATGTCGTATATACAAGTGCTGGAAGTACCGCAACAGGTATAGCTGGTGCTGAATTGAAAGTGACTGATGGAGGAACAGCTACTACGTTACCTCTTAAAGCCATTGATATTTCTCAAGATCCTGAGAATAGCGACGTAGCCACAGCTAACACTAACGTGAAAGTTGTTATCGGTAACCATATATTCGGCGTCAAGGGCGCTGGGTTAGCATAAGGAGATTGAGTTATGGCTATATCACGTTCACAACTCGTTAAAGAGCTAGAGCCGGGCCTCAATGCCTTGTTCGGAATGGAGTACGCTCGTTATGAAGGCGAACACGCTGAAATCTTTGATACAGAATCCTCGGATCGAGCTTTCGAAGAAGAAGTGATGTTGGTTGGATTTGGCAACGCTCCAACAAAAACTGAGGGAGCTGGAGTCGATTTTGATGACGCTAACGAAGCATATACTGCTCGTTATTCGCATGAAACCGTCGCTTTGGCTTTTGCATTAACTGAAGAAGCAATCGAAGATAATCTATATGATCGTCTTGGTGCGCGTTATACGAAGGCTCTTGCCCGATCTATGGCACACACTAAGCAGGTTAAAGCGGCTGCTGTTTTAAATAATGCATTTAACTCAAGCTTCACTGGTGGAGATGGCGTAGAACTTTGTTCTTTAGTTCATCCACTTGGTGCTGGTGGTACATTTGCAAATGAACCATCAACTGCAGCTGATCTTAACGAAACATCGTTAGAGAATGCTTTAATTGATATCTCAACTTTTGTAGATGAGAGAAATATGATTATTGCCCTTCGTGGAGCAAAAATGGTAATTCCACCTCAGTTGCAATTTATTGCAGATCGTTTGCTAGAATCAACTTTACGTCCTAGCACAGCTGACAATGATATCAATGCAGTGAAAAATATGGGAATGGTCCCAGAGGGATATACTGTTAATCACTTTTTAACAGATCCTGATGCATTCTTCATTAAAACAGATGCTCCAAATGGCTTTAAACATTTTGAGCGTTCAGCTATGCGTACAAACATGGAAGCTGATTTCGATACAGGTAACATGCGGTTTAAAGCCCGTGAGCGTTATTCTTTCGGATTTAGTGACCCTCGTTGCGTATATGGTTCACCAGGAGCTTAATTGCTTTAGTATATTAATTAAAAGAGGCGGCTTTGGTCGCCTTTTTTTGTAACTTTAATTAGGAGAAAATTATGGATTGGATTACAGGAAGATTAAAAGAACCATCAAGCTACGGAGCTGCGGCTGTCGTAGGTGTTGGCTTAGGTATTTTGCTTACACTGCCAATATTAACTTGGGCAGGTATTATCTGCGCTATATTCGGATTGGTTCTTAAAGAAAAACCAAGCGAGTGATTGTATAAGTTACCCTCTTTCTTTTTATAAAAAAGTGGTGTAACATAAAACTACCTTGACAGCCGCATTCTGCGTCTGACATTTGCCACGACAAGGAGATAACATGGCTAATACAACATTTAACGGGCCAGTCCGTTCACAGAATGGTTTTGAAGACATTACTATTGCTGCTGTAACTGGAACAGAAACAACTAATTCAACATACGGAACAAACGCTTCTGTAGGCGGCGACCTTACGGTACTTGGGTCTATCTTGTCTGGTGGCGCGCACCCCACGCTGAACGGTCTAGCTGTAACGGCTAAAGCCACTGGCGCAACCATTTCCTATGTTGCTGGAATTAACGTCAACCCATTCACTGGCGGCGCACAGCAGATTACTACTCTGCCAGCGGCGACAGCGGGTGTTGTTGTTGTACACGCTCAGTCCGTAGACACTACTGGCGGAACTGCTTTCTTGAGCTTTGATTGCGCGGGTAGTGATGCTTATGAGACAGGGAGCGTTATAGAAAGCCGTGGAAGTAGCGCAGTTACGTTTGATGCGTCTACTGCGGGAGAAACTTTGTTGAAGTTCACTCCTGCTAACGCAACAACGAACTTGATGAGCATTGGCTCATATATCTACTTTACCTGCACAACAACGGGTCTGTGGAATGTTTCGTTTAACTTCCAGCATCTTGGCGCGGGTACTACTGGTGCTTTTGCTTTCGCAGCCTAATGTTTAATTTGGCGGGGTTAACGCCCCGCCTTTCTTATAGGAGATTAAAATGGTGTCAGATGTAATACCAGTCATTATTAGCGATGAAGTAGCTTTAGACGCAGACGGAATATCAGTAGCGGCTTCCGTTGGTAACAACGCAGCTCTAGTAATTGGTGGTGCTTTAGCTTCTGGTGGAAGTGTCACAAATGCTTCTGGAAGACAGGTAACAATTTTATCAGCAGGAAATGATTCTTCAAAATCATTTACTGTAGTTGGTACAGATGTAAATGGCAGTTCCTTAACTGAGTCTGTTACAGGGGCTAATGCTGGAACAGCAACAAGCTCTGGATACTTTAAAACAATTGCAAGTATAACAGCAGTTGGCAACCCAGCAGGAAATGTATCAGCAGGTATTAACAACAATGCTTTAGGTGTTATTTTTGCAGATAGATGTAGGCTTCAAGGTTTTTCAGTTACTTCTGGAGGTACAGCAGGAACTCTAAACATCAGGAATGAAGGTGGAACTGGCACAGAACTTGTACGAGCAAGAACAATAGGAACAGATAGTTCTTCTGAAGATCCGTTTATACCAAGTGATGGTATTTTATTTAAAGACGGTTGTTTTGTTACTTTTGTTGTTGGTACAGTTGATTTGATGATGTTTTACCACGCATAGGATTTAACATGGCTTCTAAAGGAGAAATGCCAAAGCGAAATAAGAAGAATTTTCGACCCACAAAAAGTGGTGCGGGAATGACTAAAGCAGGTGTGAAAGCTTATAGAAGAAAGAACCCTGGTAGCAAGTTAAAGACAGCAGTTACAGGAAAAGTAAAGGCTGGCAGTAAGGACGCGAAAAGGCGTAAGTCATATTGTGCTAGATCTGCTGGTCAAATGAAAGACTTTCCAAAAGCGGCTAAAGATCCTAATAGTCGTTTAAGACAGGCTCGAAAGAGATGGAAATGCAGATAATTGAAGGGAAGCTTAAACTATGACTGTATCTGGCTCTAAAAACTTTGAATTAGATGTAGCTGAATATATTGAAGAAGCCTTTGAGCGTTGCGGTTTAGAAGTTAGAACTGGTTATGATTTAAAAACAGCCAAAAGATCTATGAATCTTCTATTTGCAGATTGGGCCAACCGAGGCATTAACCAATGGACGATTGCACAAAGAAGTTTCACTGTCACAAGTAACGATGGTCAATATGATTTAAGCGCAGATGTAATAGATATCCTATCTTTAGTAATACAAAGAGATGGCACAGATTATTCTTTAGATCGAATAAGTAGGGACTCTTATTTAAATATTCCTACAAAATCTACTAAAAGTAGACCTACTCAA